CGCGAATAACAGCCGCACGCATTCGCCGCAGCAGGTAGACCAGATTGCGGCCAGTATTAACGAATGGGGCTGGACTGTACCTGTCTTAGTAGACGAGAAAGGAATGCTGATTGCAGGACATGCCCGCATCATGGCAGCGCAAAAGCTGGGCATCGAGCAAGTACCAACCATGACCGCCACAGGCTGGACAGAGGCGCAGAAAAAAGCCTATGTTGTCGCGGACAATAAGCTGGCTCTAAATGCCGATTGGGATACGGAGCTGCTGAGCATAGGACTGCAAGAACTGCAAGAGCTTGATTTTGATTTGGAGCTTACTGGTTTCTCACTGGATGAGATTGAGGAGCTAGAGCCGCAAGTGCTCGTGGAAGGACTGACGGATGAGGATGATGTTCCGGAACTGCAAGATGACCCTGTTACGAAGCTGGGCGACGTTTGGCTGCTGGGCAAGCACAGGCTGATGTGCGGGGATTCAACTGACGGCAGAAGCGTTGCAATACTGATGGAAGGCAGATTTGCCGATCTGGTATTTACTTCCCCGCCATATAACGCAAACACGCGAGTCAAAGATGGCTACATATTCTCCAGCAAGAAGCCAATGAAACTTTACGGCGAAGGATATTCCGACAACTTGCCATCAGCCGAGTATATTGATTTCACCAAGCGGGTGCTGGAAGTATGTTTTTCGGTCACTAATGGATTCATTTTCTGGAATGTCAGCTACAACGCAAACTCGCGCTTCGAATACATCAAACAAATCGAAGATCGCCTGCCGTTTTTGATTGAACAAATTTGCTGGAAGAAGTCATCAACGATTCCCCTTAAGAGTTCGCTGAGGCGTGATTGGGAGCCGATCTATTTATTCTCGACGACCGGCGAAATGCTTGGCTTGGACGAGGTTGTGAGCAACTTCTGGCCGATCAGCAACACCAATTCGCAGGCAGATAACCACAAAGCATGTTTTCCTGTAGAGCTTCCTGAAAAGGGCATAAGCATCGTCAGAAAAAAGACAGGGATCGTTTTTGATCCATTCGGAGGCAGCGGCTCAACACTGATTGCCTGTGAGAAGACCGGCCGACAGGCCCGTCTAATGGAGATTGACCCCAAATACTGTGACGTAATTATCCGCAGGTGGCAAGATTTCACAGGTCAAGAGGCGGTGCTTGAGCAAAGCGGGCAAAAGTTTAAGGAATTAGAACATTGCTAATAAAATTGAGGCTCTAGATGACCCTAACTTCCAAGCAAGAAAAATTCGCACAGGCGGTCGCTTCGGGAATGACCCAGGCCGACGCATACAGACACGCCTACGACGCCGAAAATATGGCAGATTCGACGATTTGGTCGAGGGCTAGCGAACTGGCCGCAGACGGTAAGGTTTCGGGAAGGATCAAGGCCCTCCAGGAGGCCGCAACCATCGCTGCTCTATGGTCCCGGGAGTTGTCCATAAAAACAAAGCGTCAGGCCCTCCAACTGGCCCTGGAGAAAAAAGACCCCCGGGCGATTATCCAGGCAAGTGACGCCCTTGATCGACTGTATGGGTACGAGCCACCGAAACGGGTTGACGTGACGTCCAGCGACGGCTCGATGTCTCCGAACAAGCGCCGCCCGTTCGAGGATTTGACCGACGAAGAGCTTGACGAAGAGCTTGCCAGGCGAGGCCTCAAGCGGGCCGATATAGGATTATGAGTTGGGAAAATGTCGACATTGCTGAAGAAGCCAAAATCCGTGCTAGCCAACGGAACCTGTGGGATTTTCGACAATTCCAACATCTCAACCTGATTCCCGGCTGGTTCCCCCGTGTTCTCTCCGGCAAAATCCAACAATTCTGGAACGACCTGCAAGCCGGAAAACGACCGATCTATATCATCTGCACACCGCCCCAGCACGGCAAATCCTCGGCAATTACCGACGCCGTGGCCTGGATTGCCGGTCAGGACCCGTCAAAAAAGGTTATTTTTGCCTCGTTTTCCGACCGCCTGGGGGTCCGCACCAACTTGGCCCTCCAGCGGATATTTGACAGTGAGCGCTATCAACTAACCTTCCCCAAGACCAAGATCAACCAAGCAAACATTGTCACGGTCAGTAGCCAACACCGCCGCAACAGCGAGCTATTGGAGTACGTTGACCAGGAGGGCTATTTTCGCAATACCACGGTTGGAGGGCCAATTACCGGGGAATCACTCGACATTGGAATAATCGACGACCCCATCAAGGGCCGGGCCGAGGCGCAGTCCGAGACGATCCGCAACAAGACCTGGGAATGGCTGATGGACGACGTTTTTTCTCGATTCTCCGACAAAGCCGGGCTGTTGCTGGTAATGACCCGCTGGCACGTTGACGACCCGGCAGGGCGGTTGCTAGCCAATCGTGACGATGTGACCTTGATCCGATTCCCGGCAATCGCTGAGGCCGACGAAGAATACCGCCGGGCCGGTGAAGCTTTGTTTCCGGAATTTAAGCCACTGGACTTCCTCTTGGAACGCCAGGCCGAACGAGGGGCCGCATCCTGGGCTAGCCTGTACCAACAACGGCCAGTTGTCGAGGATGGCAATATGTTCAAGCCGCAAAACATCGAAATTGTCCACGCCCTGCCGCACGGGATAACCTGGGTTAGGGGTTGGGATTTGGCCGCCACCCGGAAAGACGGCGACTGGACCGTCGGGGCCAAACTCGGTCAAAAAGACGACGTGACCTATATTGCGGATTTGCAACGCACCCAGGGAGGGCCGGAGGATGTTGAACGGTTGATTGTGCAGACTGCCCAGCTTGACGGTTGCCGACAGTCGATACCCCAGGACCCCGGCCAAGCCGGCGTCGCGCAGATGAACTACCTATCCAAAAAATTGCAGGGCCTTTCGTTTTCGTTCAGTCGGGAAACCGGCGACAAGGCTACCCGGGCAGAACCGTTCGCCGCCCAGGTCAACGTCGGTAACGTGAGAATGTTGCGGGCATCATGGAACGAGGCCCTACTTGATGAATTGCGGAATTTTCCCTTCGGCAAACATGACGACATTGTGGACGCCTGCTCGAGGGCGTATAATGAACTTGGAACGACATGGAATTACAAGGAGTTGTTATGAGCACTTTTGAAGACGGCCTAATCAACGTCAGAAACCAACTTGCCCAGCGGCGTTCTGGGATTGCTACCAATATCGTCAATGCTCCGCGTGTATCAATTTCCGAGTTGAAACAGCTCAATAAACTGGGTGTCTGTCAACAAATCATCGACATTAAAACGACCGGGGCCTTGGACGATACATTGGCCTTCGAGTCCGACACGGCGGAAAAATTTTACTCCGACCGGCTCGATGTCTTAGTCCGGGAGGCATGCCGCTACATGCTGGGCTACGGCCGGGCAGTTGTCCTGGTAGCACAGCCTGGGGTTGACCTGACCAAGCCCCGGCAAGGCCGAGTCAATCCCGACAAGGTCCGTTTGGTCGTTTTCCCCGGTTCCGACGTAACGGCCAGTGACCCGGTGGATGATTTGTTCGACGAACGATTCGACCTACCGACAACGTACCGAGTCCGGAATCAGTTTATTCATTGGTCGCACTTGGTGGATTTTCGCTACGTCGAACCTCCAAGCAGCGAAGCCCAGGCGTATAATTTCGGCGGAATTTCGGAACTCGAACTAATCCGTAACGAAATCGTCAACGACCAAATCGTTCAGAGGGCCAGTTCTGCGATAATCGAGAAGAATTCAACGGTCTTCCACAAAATCAAGGGGTTCAAGGAGGCCCTGGCGGCCAACCGAGATAGGGACCTGATTAAATACTACTCAGCCCTAGCAGACCTCCGCTCGATATACGGTGACGGGATAATCGACAGTGAAGATGACGTTGTGTCCGTGTCTCAAACGCTGTCAGACGTTGCCGATGTGTCCCGATTGACCCTGCAACGACTGGCAATGGTCACGGGTATCCCGGTGCCAATGCTGGTTGGTCAGGCGGTCGAGGGGTTGAATTCTGCCGGAACGCAGGAACAAAACACACTACAACGGACATTTAATCGCACCAAATCCTTCCTGATAGACCCGATCAATGAGCTATTGGCGATGTTGGGCCAGCCACCGGCCGAATTCCCGAAAACTAAGGAAGGCACGCCGGCCCAGCAGATCGAATACGAGGGCAAGGTTATTGACAACGCCGGAAAATTATTCAGCATGGGTGAAGACCACCGCCGCTATTTGGTGGACAAGGCGATCTTGCAGGCAGAGGATCTGGAGTCAGAATTCCCGGGGTTCGATGATGGCAAAAAAACGACCGAAACTTAACCGGGGTGAAAAACTGGTCCGCATGCCAGCACCCCCGAAGGCCCAGGAAGCGGCCCTTGTCCGGTTCTGCGAATTTATCGTCCGGCAGGTGTTCAATCGCTGGCGAAATAACGTGTTTTCCCTGACCAAATCCGAGATTGCCAAATTTGCCGACTCCGAGGCCGCCGCAAAAATGTTGACCCTCACCGACGATAATTGGGCAGTCGAGGCGCAAAAAAAAGCGGCAAAGGTCAAGCGGCGAATCCTTGCTCAGTTATCAGACGAGCGAATTCAAAAAACGGTCGCTGAAATCCTGCAAAAGGCCGACCTGTACAACAAGGCCACGTTTTACCGGGCTGTTTCCCCGGTCCTGGGTATCGACACCAAGAATCTGATAAAGGCCGACGGTGCCACCTGGGAGATCAACGCCCTGATCAACGAGACGGTAATGTGGATTCAATCACTCCGTGACAAGGCCCTTCAGGAGTCCCTGGAGCATACCCTGCACCTGATGGCCGAGGGCCGGGACCTGGCCTATATCGAGACGACTTATTCCGTCCTCGAGGCCAAGCGGTTGCGCAATGCGTCAACTTTGGCCCGAAACCAGCTCGGCAATTTCAACGGTCTGGCAAATAAAATCCGTCAACAACACCTGGGCATCGAGGAGGCTATTTGGTCCACATCCGGAGATGACACAGTCCGACCAAGCCACGCTGACCGTGACGGCAAACGATACCGGCTCGATGAGGGCTGCTATTCCAGCGTCGATGGCGAATATCTTTACCCTGGCCTCGACTTCAATTGCCGCTGTGATTCCTACGCCGTGATTCCAGAATGAAAAAATAATGTTGACAGAAACTTTCTATATCTGTATTAATATAAGACAAGGGGAGGCAAAATGGCACAGTCCATTATTTCCGGCCATTTTTTCGATGCAGTAACTTTTGACGTCGAGCAAAAAACCGCCGTATCAGTACGTGATGGCGTCCTGGATTATTTCGGGCATGAGCTCGGTCTGGAACCTGCAAATAAAATCTTCAAGGTCTATCGGTCCCCCGCACAAATCGCACGCGCCGCAGAAAAAATGGCCGGACTCCCCCTGACTGATGAACACGTTGAGGTAGGCTCGAAGGTCAAACGATCGATTGGTTCGGTTGTGTCTGCCGAGGTGATCGACTTCTCCGACGGGGAAGGGGCCTCCCTAGCGATCAAAAACCGATTGGAAGTCAAGGCCGAAAACCTGCCACTACTCGATAAAAAACGTGAACTGTCCCTGGGGTATGAGGCCCGGCTGGAACCGGCGATTGAGTACGATTTTAAGCAGGTGGACATCGTCCCACATCATCTAGCCCTGGTAGAGACCGGTCGCTGCGGAAGCGGTTGCCGTCTTTTGGATAAATCCGCAAAAAAGGAGTCAAGCGAAATGGATATGGCAAAAATGATCGAGGCCGTCGGGAAGTTCACCGACGAACAGAAGAAAGAATTTTTGGCGAAAATAACCGACGCCCCGACAGCGGCCCAGGTAGTCGAATTGTTGGGCAAATTCAAAGCCGAGGAAATTGAAGAAATCAAGGAACAAATTAAAAAATTGATTGACCCGGCAGGAAAGCCGAAGGCCAAAGACGAAGACAAAGACGAAGATGAAAACAAAGACGAAGATGACAAGGAAAGGGCCAAAGACAGCAAAAAAGTCAAAGACTCTGCGGCCTTGGAAGCTCGTTTTCAGGATGCGGTGACCAAGGCGACGACTGAACAAGTTGCCACCACCCTGGCCATCATCGACCGCGCAAGGTCGTTCCTGCCCGATGATTACAAATTTGCTGACAAAACTGGCAACCAGATCATGCGGGATGCGATCGCCACCCAACATGCCGGGGTTAGGTTCGAGGATGCCGAGTTGCCTGTCGCGTTTAAGATGCTGCGGCAGCCCGAAACCAAGCCCTTCGCCGACTTTGGCCGGGGTAACATGGGCAAATTCGCAGAACTGAAAAATAAGGAGTGGTAATCATGTCGTTTAATAATCTTACAGCAGACATCGGGCCTTGCGACGCTGGCGAGGCTTTCGGGGACACCAATACGATCTTGTCAGCCCCAAACAATCAAGGGGTTGTAGGCCGTTTCGTGAAAATGTCGAACGGTAAACTAGTCCCCATCACTAGCAAAGATGACGCCTGGGCCGGGGTACTGTTGCGCTCGATTACTGATCCGGTCGATGGGGCCCTGCAGGAATACCCGATCACAGATTACTTGGTCGAGGGTAACGCCTCTGTCGAGGCACTGCCCGTCACGACCCTTCCGGCGGTCGGGGCCAAGGTGTTTATGACGCCTGATGGGAGGGTTGCAGAAGCGGCCGATACTGGTGAGGCAAACACTGAAATCAATGCAACATTCATCCAGGAAATCAGAACGAACGTCTGGTTTCTCCAAGTGGGGTAGGTTATGGCGAGATTCGACAACATCACAACCGAGATACCGCCCGAGGGGGCTGGTGAGGCTTACGGCAACACTAATATCATCCTGACTGCCGAAAACGACGGAGCCAAAGTGGGCCGATTTGCGAAATTTTCCAACGGAAAGCTTGTCTCCATGACCGCAGCAGACGATGCACCAGCCGGGGTTGTCCTTCGTGATTTGACCCTGCCGGTGGATACCGACCCCGACGATGCGCCCTTGGTCGATTATT